GAGGTTCCTCTGGTGTTACCTGCTAGGTCTGGTGAGGGTAGGGTAACATTGGAGACAAACCCGCTAGCAATATTATTAGTAGACTGCCATAGTCTTAAATCCCTAGTGTAGAAATCAAAAGGATTATTTTGTATGGTAACTCCTGAGAACCCGACTTCACTAGTTCCAGGCTCAACACCATATACAAACGTGGCGGCTGAACTTACATTAGTCCTAGTACCAGCCCAAAGAGCGTTAACTCCGTCCGCCTCATTTGTAATTAAATCCACAGCCGTTCCGCTAGTATAACCAGCCCCAGCAGGGTTTTGGACAACGCCAGCATACTGACCCGGCGTAGCCGGGAAATAGTGAAAAAGAGACCCACTTACATGTAGCTCAAAGTTTGCCGTTGAACGAGTAGAGGGATAGAACCAACTCTGTGCGGCTCCTCCTAAAATAGAACACCCGACTACATTACATATCACATAATTTGTATTAGTAGCAAAGTCGTTAGTCGCATTCACAACTCGTCTATCAGGACTTATGTAACAGTTAGTGAAGTTAATTTCATTAATTCCAGAGATTGCTGCCCCATCCGAGCCGACACAAAGCAAATTGTTAGCTCCCGTAGAAGAAGGACTAACCAACTTACATCGATCAAAGTTTAATACCGTCCGAGCAGATGATGCATCCGCTCTTAAATCGGTGTTTGCAGAAAGGCTACCATAGTTATTCCAAACAATATCTAAGTCTTTAAAGTTCCAAACCTTAGAGGAACTAGCATTTTCAATTCTTGCTCCGGTAGCCATTCTCAACCATCCATCTGGTGTTCCTGAACCAGTAAGGTGAGTTGAGGAGAAAGTAATGGTTATATCCTTATCCTCTGTCCAACAGATAGGAGAAGTTTGATCTATATCAAACTCATGATAACCATTATGACTCTCTACACTAGTGTGTAGGATTGCACGAACTTCGTCTCCGTTATCAAAAACTACATCCCCATCACCAGATGCAGCATACCAAAGTCCAATGTTAGCATAATCACGGGTGAAGCCACCGCCTGTCCCAGATCCAATAAAATCGGTGTAAACAACCATTAGTCTGCATCCTTTTGAGGTATCGAAGATTCACTAAAGTTAGTAGCCCATTCAACGCAGGAGAGCAGTTGACTCTCGGTTATGATGCACCTACCATTGGTGTTTAATAGGTCTTGAAGAGATGCGGGAAGCGCGGAAACTTCAATGCTAAAGTAACTAGTAACCCTATCCAAAGAGGATAAGGAGGTCATAGCCTGCCGAATAGAATTTATCACCTCACCCTCAGTAAGATCGATATCCAGGCAATTTAGTGAAGGACAAACGAGGGCACTATCCCAAGCATCGACAACCATCTTACCACCAGAGTGAACACCATCAGCTAATAAGCTTGCAATACTTTTTCTATTCTTTGAAAAGAAGATTTGAGCCATAACATGTTTATATAGCTTGGAATTGCTAGCTACCTTAGGAATTAATGTTTAACCTATATCCTAAATTATTTTCAAAGAATGTTGAAACAGCCGTAGCACCGATGAAAGCAACAACGGCATCATATTTAGGTCGCTGAGTGTCGCCGTAGAACCTTTGCAGCCCAAACATAGAAGACTTACCAAACTTACTTATCGACCTGTATATGCAGGCTATTTTAATTCCTTCGTCCTGCAACATGTTCAAGTATTGCGTATACAAGGTTTCCATTTGAGGATCAACATTACATGCACTGAATATTGGGAACATATCCTCATCCAGTGGCGTTCCTACCCCCACTAAGTGCTGGCCTCCCTCATAAGTAAAGACATCTATATCATAATAATTAGCTACGGTTACATTTCCTGCTACTTGCTCTCTAGTCTCTCCATCTATCATTAAAGCGCAGGATGCTAATATCTCTGAAACACTTGAAGGATCATTAGCCCCTTGGCCTAAAATTGATGAGGCTTCAGGGTTTGTACCCAAGCGGTTGGCAAAGTAAGGAGCAATAGCTATAGCATCCAAGCTTGAGACAGGAGCACCTTCTGAGTTCACACCACTCCATTCTAGCATTCTCTCTTGCTGCCATGGGTTAGAGGACTGGCCGCCTACCACTGTAAGTATTCGAGTTGGTGCTGCCGCTCCAAATACTGAAGAAAAGATAACACCGGCTGCTTTTGATTTGTCTGCCCCATATCTGTTGGCAGCCCTCTGATCATTTCCAGTGCTTCCACCTCCAGGCCCTGTAGTGAGTCCGCCATAGTATTGTGCTGATACACTAGCTTCTGCGGCACCTAAGTAAGCATAATATCTCTGATAAAAAGCAGGGTTCCAGAATTCATTTGACCATTCTACAACAACGGACAAGCTAGAATTAAGATTATCCTTAATGTAAGTGGCTGCGTTAGTGATAAAGTCGTCTGTTGCCACATGACCCAAATTATACCATAAACTTCGATTTATGGTATTGCAAATCTGAACGGCATACTCTAGGCTAGACCCAAGTTTTCCTTGAGGCATTGCAGGAATAACTCTGTCTTCCCACTTAGTATTTACTCTTCTCCAACCTAACTCAAAGTCGGTAGGGGCAATCCATCTACCTCCATCTCCGTTAGCAACACCCCAATTCATCGATCTAAAATAGCCGCCTTCACTGTCACTCAACTCTTCTATAGAGTCTAAAAACCTTTGACCGAACGGTTGAGTTTCATACGTACCTAGATCATCATGATGGACTATCCTTAAATTTTTAATATAATTTGCACCGGGAACACCGGATATATCGAGTAGGATACCTGACTCAGTAGGATTATTGATTGTGAAACTGACATCGCCTGGAGTAGTCTCTCCGCGATTGGCAGCATAAACTCCGTAGGGCCATTCAGGATCTCTACTTAGTTGGATAGTTCCTTCGCCATCATAGAGAACATGGTAAATCCCAGAAGGATAAGGAAGTGGTAGATTGCCTAGACTTCTAACTAGCAAGGTCCTAGCAAAAGTTCCCGCTGGCATATCCCCGCCACCACTAGCTGTGTAGGAACTAGGGTTTCCACTAGCGTCAGTTTTCGCATCCCCAGGAATAAAATTTCCCCCCGTATTATACTTTCCAGTAGAATCTGATGTATGATAGAGTTCCCCAGACTTTCGGAGATCTTTAAAAGCTAACTGATTTCCCCAGTATCTTACGAACGAAGGGTTAATTCCGATCTTCATGGTGTTTCCCATAACCCTTAATTTCCTTGAAGCGATAGATCAGTAATGGTTAAAGTATTACCCGTGGCAATATTGGTATCTTGTCCAATATCCCACCAAGCATAAACTTCTGCGGAAGCAGGGTTAAACGTAACATTTGTAGCAGTCCCCTCAGTCAGCAGCACATATCTGGCACCAAGTATAGGACCATGATATTTGTATACGTCCCCCGCAGTTTCCAATACTGCTCTCGCTGCACTTGCACCTAGTTGGTGTGCGCTAGAAACGTTAAATCCTGAGGCAGATTTATCAGTTGTTCTAGGTACGGGCATTCCTGAAGTCCCAATAGAGGAAGCTGATACTAAACCTACTTGAGCGGTACTACTGAGGTTAGCGTCCCAACCTACCTGATCAGTAGGAACAGGTAGAGCCGATGCTAGTTGAAGCATAAAGTGAGTAGTATCCACACTACTAGCTTCAAAAAATTCTTCAAACATTCTTTGCTTACCTAAGTTAGTCCACATAATATATTCCTACTTTATTTAGCTATAAGCAATACCTAAAATACTCTTAAATTACGGCACATCAATATCTTCAGATATTACCATATTAGATGGTAATCCAAAGCGAAGCTCATTGTTAAGAGATAGCTGATTGGCCGTAAGACCGATTCCCACTATTGTAGGATTACCAACCTTAATAGCTAGGTCATTACTAAGAGAGGTCGCAATGGGTGTCTCATTTGTGATGAAGAAGTCTGTATTGACCGCAGTGAAGCTAGTACTAATAGTATTGGTTAGAGATAACAACGCAGATCCTAGATCAACACGTTGCGATAAAGTCTCTAGGAATTTAATCTGATTAGTGATAAGTCCTAATTTCACCATCCCTACTTCGGGTCCAGCAATTTGAACACCTATTAAGTTATTGCTAAGATTACTAATTATTTCTTGTAAACTAATCCTCTCTGAAACGCCCGGTTCTGCTATGTATGTTCTTGCCTTCTCCTCTTCAGCGAAGTTATATAATTCAGGAGCCGATTTGGATAAGTTGACCTTTACGGGAGGTTTACCTCTTTCTTCAATAGTAATATCAAATGAAATTACCATCTAAACACTAATCTCCTCGATCTCCCCAGTATTAGTAAATAAGAATTTGGGACTTGGAATATATGTTTCAAGCCTAATCTCCATGGTCTTTTGAAGAACTCTATCCTTTGTATCAGCCGCAATTACAGAACCTACTGCTCTCTCTCTTTCGAGAAATGCTCTAGTGTCTTTACAGTAGTTTGTTGGAATTACTAATTCTGGGTTGAACATAGAGAAAACTCCTGATCTAAGCATGTCTAAGTCAGCCTTATATTTACACCAAATATTTATTTCGTAGGTGATGTTGACCGCTCGGGGTGCCAGACTAAGAACTCTAGTTGCTCTTCTCTTTCGATTATCCCAGTGAACATCATGCATTAACATAGGACTATAACGCTCCCTCTTAGCGTCCCTTGCAGAATCAACTTCTGATACAGTAACGAAGGGTAGCACTATGTTATCATCGGTCCTTAACCTGCCTGCTATTCGTTCTGAGTTTCCATGAGTGCAGTTTACTTTTACCCTGTTACCATTACCATCTATGTAGTACAAGCCTCCAAAGGTAGCAATCATTTGCCTAAGACTTTCTTTGTAGATATTATCAATTCTAGGTAGAAGTTTCGCCTCAGTCATCTTAACAATACGTTGTTGAATATCTTGAACGTTCATCGTTGATATCCTCCTAACTGATCATTCCTATCAAAAAAGTCCTCATTGTGAATGTCTTGAGAGTCCCTTAGAAGTTTAGCATGTACTAACAAGTGGTAAACTCCATAAGCTTCAAAACTATCCTCTTGAACTTCAAACACTTCAAATTTCATATCTTGAAATTCAGGTTCAAGAATGTCTCCGATTGCGATAGCTTCTCCCAGCATGTTCTCAGCGTAAGATTTATTGAATACAAAAACTTGATCTATCTGCATCTCAACGCCAAACTGAGTTAGGTTTTCCTCTACCGGTCTTGGGTCATAGTGCGCCCACATAGTAACAGGTTCGTGAGCTATTGTCTTTTGTCTAGATTCCTGATAGACATCGTCTATGTCATTGGAAGGGATATACTTATATACGTGTACTCTAGAACCGGAGAGCTTAATGTTTTCTGCGTCTACAAGATTAAATAGATTCTTATCGTTCTTCTTTTTGAACAGGGATAATCGAGTATCCCTTTGATCTGAATCTGGGAAATTAGTAGGAGGAGTTGTTACCTTATACTTCATTAGACTATATCAAACAGAGGAGGTGGTTCAATCTCGGTTAGCAACTCTTCAATTAAATCCTTCTTCTCTTGGGCAGCTTGCTGCATAAGCTCAGTACCATTAAGCCTAGTTCCTCCTCCAGGTCCAGGGAGCGTTGCATACTTGCCTCTGATACCTGCTAGAATCTCTCTTGATAAGGCTAGGGTATATCTTTGCACCCAATTCTTATAAGCATGATGAACGGTGTTTGGATCAAAAGCTCTGAACTCTACAAGAACAGGCTCGGCTGAATCGGGTACTGGGAAGAGATGCAGATGCCTATTGTTAACTAGTTGCCATGTAGCCATTTGACCTAACACATTCTTTACTTGTTTTAGGTATTGTTGCATCAACAGATACTGACTAACATTATAATTATTAAATAAACCAGTATTCGTAAAGAACATGATACTAAAATCATATTCCAGGGAACCTGGGTTTGCTCCAAATTTGAAGAAGTCCCGTCTGTACCAAACGTCATTTAAGTTATCTGCGACCTCGGGAGGAAGCTCGTATACATTTATACCCGCACTAGTATCAAAGACCGCATACTGTGTCATCCAGTCGGGAGCATGATACTCTAACTTAGATATAGCTTCGTCAATACATATTTGAATTTGAAAGTCATCAAGCTCAACATCAATGACTGGGAATCCTAGCTTGGCTAGAACGTAATCTTTAATTGTTTTGTTAAACGGTTTAAATTCGTTTACGTCTTTAAAGTCTTTATTATTAAGGTCGGTATCTTTCGGGCTTTTATAATCTTTTAAACGACTACCACCATAGGTTCCGTAAGAGGATCCATAAGACTTAACAATTGGTATTCCTATTTTTTCACCCATATCATTATTATTTACCCTACAAATGAAAAAAGGACTCAGTATAAAACTGAGTCCTTTCTTCTATTTTAGTTACTCGTTACTATTAGCTAGTGATTGAGTAGTTGGTGCCGAAGCCTGCACCGTTGATGGCCGTATTACGGAAGACCTGAGGAGTCAGGAAGTCAGTACCCAGGCCGATGATTCTGATCACGCGGTAGAAGCGCGATGCAGGTTGAACGGCGACCTTGCCGTAGCGAGTCAGGATGCCCTTTCTCGGCTGGAAGGTCTCAGGATCAACAACCGTATCCAGAGGCTGAAGTGGGATGTACGGGCAGTAGAAGAAGCCAGCATCCATTGCGTTGCTACCCTTGTAGCCAACGATGATCTCGTCTTCAGGGAACATCGGGTCAACGATCAGGTCGTACTTGCCAGCGAACTTGCCAACGTATTGGACTTGAGTTCCTGCCATGTTCGTCGGACCATCTTCCTTAGCAAGACCACCCTCAAGTTTCGCAGCCGACTCAAGCATCGATGCGATGACAGGAGAAGTGATGAGGACGTTACCCGGACCACGGAGGGTCGTGCGGTAGATATCCGTGCTTGCGAAGTTGATCATAGCCAAGACGTTCGAGAACGCTTCGCCAAGGTGACGAGGAGCGAGGCTCGTTGCCGCTGCTGGATTTCCGTTGCCATACGGTTGGATGAAGTGCTTAATATCCATCACGTAGACGTTCGAGTACTTGCGGTTGATACCATCACCCACCGAACCATCGGCGTTAACAGCAGCTTCTTCGTTCTTAAGTGTATCCGAGAAGTCATACTCGTAAGCACCAGCAACGAACGTGCCACCCGGCTGGTTGGTGCTAACACCAGTACCACCGATGCCAGGGAAGTTGTCCGCGCCACCTTGGTAGAGCGACTCCAGGTACCAGCCATCAACGTGAGCAGGACCATAAGCGATCATGCGGATGTCTTCAATCAGTTCACGGTCGATCTCAAGGTTCATTTCCTTCGAGAGCAAGTCCGTCAGTTCAGCTTCCATGTCCAGGTTGTGGTAAGCCTTCAGGTCTTGAGCAGCCTCAAGGGTCCAAAGTGCTCTCATCTTCCGCTCACGCGCTTGCACGGTTTGCTTCTGGATGTGGAGGTTAACCTCAGGAATCTCTTGACCACGCAGTCTTTCACCCGACGAAACCGAGTAACCTAGGATCGTGGTCGAAAGCGGGAACGAAGCCAGCTTACCACCCATGGTGGTTGAAGGCGAGCCGTTAACATTGTTGAGAACGTTCGACAGGTCGAAGTTCGGCATGTTGCCTGCGTTAAGAGCACTCGTGTTGTTGTTGCCACCAAACGCTTGGTGCATCGATCCAACTGGCGTGTTCAGCGCATCGCCACTCAGTGATTTGATCGGAGTCGCGGTGAGGTTACGCGGCGTGATGTTGAACTTCGAATACATCGTTTGCTCAACTGCACCAGTGCCATCATCAACACGACGGGAGTTACCCATGTAGAAGATCTGCGAGACAGGACCATCCATCGTCTGGGTGGCACCGATCTTGTTAAAGACCAACTCAGGGTAGGTACGACGAATCAGTGGGAAGGCAAACTTTTGGAAAGTGCCAATTTTACCAGTGGTCGTAGCTCCTGGGCTTAACGCTTCTTCGTTAAGGTTCGACTTCGTGAACTCTTTGGCTTGGTTTTCAAAGAGACGAGCGGTCTGGTACGCGATGTGTTCATCCGAGATTCCTTCAAGGAGTGGATCCCAACGCTTCAATAATTCATTTCTATCTGGGGCGGTCATATTAACCTCTATAACTGTTGAGTTTTTCTAACACGCCTTGATGTATCCATTCATTACCATGGACAGCGTGGTTTTCATTTAACTGTTCATCAGTTGACTTCACATCGAAGTTATCTTCACTGATGACAAGTGCCGAATCGGAAAGTTTTCTTTCCGCTGCTGAGGTCTCGGTAATAGTTTCCATCTCATCTTTGACGGTCACTAAAGCTTCCTCTAGCATTATGCTTTTGTCGTTAGAAACTTTAGCTTTACGCTTAAGCCCAACATTTTCTTTAAGAAGCTTGTTCACTTGACGTAAAAGAGCCTCATTCTTTTCTTCCTGTTGTTCGCCTAAGGAAGCCAAAGCGTTCATACCATTCACTTCATCTTGTGAGGTGTTTTCAAGTACGAACATAGATCGAACGGTTTCAAACATCTGAGCGTTGCGGAACGTTTCGTTCTCAAGCTCAAGCTCCTTAAGGGCTTGCTCTTTTAACTTTTCAATGTTTCCACGAATAAAGGACTGGACCTTCATGGATAAGTCTTCTACTTTCTCTTGAACTCTCTGCTGTACTGTTACAGCAATAAGCTCAGAAACCTTATCAAGGGTTTGCTCATCGAGACCCTCGGGAAGATACTGGGCCACGGAGTCTAAAGTTTCTTCGCTCTGTGTCATAATAAACCTCTATGTATGTATGTAGGGCATTAGTATATTTTTAATACTATTTATTTTTCTTTCTTCGATCAGCTATTTCCTGCGCTTTGGCGAATCTTCTAGCTCTTCCTGCTTCATCGTCTTCCAAGGCTTTTTTTCGTTGTTCAGGAGTAATTGATTCTCCCCCTCTCGCAACACCAGTAGTGCTCCCTTTCGATGGACGCACACCTAAGCCTCTGTTCGGACGGCTGCTTTCAGATTCGTTTTTACGCTTTCTACCCTTAGGTTTACAAGATCCTTTAGAGTAAGCTTTCTTACCAGGAGTTGGCTCGTAACCTTTCCAACATCTTTCTTTAAGAGCTTCCACTAGTGCGTCACCTAAGATGGTAGTGCTGCTACGTTGAGGTCCAGCATCACCTCGACCACCTTGACCCATAGACATTCTTGACCCGTCTGCTCTTCGACCGTAAGTTAATTTACCAGTCTGCTTCCTCGCTTTACGCACAGCGTGCTTACCGGCTTTACGGAATGTCTTTGCAACATGATCGGCGGAGACCTTTTCTCCCCCTCGCGTTTTAATGAGACCTTGAGAAGCAGCAACCACCGTGTCGTTATACCCGCCGCGCTTCCCAGGACGTTGGGGGTCCCGTGTTGCTTTTTCCGCTGCGTCTTCCTGGGCTGGAGTACCACGAACGGGACGTGTACCTCGATGTTGCTTCATGTAAGCTTTCGCTCTCTTAGCAGCGTACTTACCTCTAAGCTCATTTAATGCTTCTTTAAACCTTGTCATTTTTTACTCTTTTCTTTAGAATGACTTTCGCCATTACCATTACCATTACCGTTAGCATCAGAAGCTTCAGCAGCACCTTCAGACACGATGGACCGTAAGTTTTGCATAAGGGATCCAGCCACCAGGGTCAGCAGGGCAGATGCCACACTGACGTGCTCATCTTGGATTGCTCCCGATCCTAGCATAACTATAAAACCACCGATCAACAGCACTAGTAGGGCTGGCGTAGTCAGTGCGATATTAGTTCTAGCTTTTTCACTCGCGCTTTGATTAATTCTTAATTTTGCTAACTCCAACCTAATCTCTTGTTCTTTAAGAGCGCGTTCTGCGTTCTTCTCTTCACGCTCACGAGCAACCACTGCTTTATATTTTTCACGAGATGCCTTAGCATCCTCTCGTTTAATTCGCAGTGCTGCACGCTCGTCTTTCACAATGTAAGTTGGTTTGTTAGAATTATCGTCATAGTCTTCATGTTGTGGCATGGTTCATTCCTAGGGTCTTGGGTTATTTCTTTTTTCGTATGGTAAGCTTAGACGTGTCCCCAGAAATGCCTGGGATTGGCTTTGGCTCTGGCTTTGGCTTTGGCTTTTTATTTCTCATTCTTATTCTGTGAGCTTGAGGAGTTTCTCCGTGACCTCGCTCATCGCCTGTAAATCTGCCTTGGACATTATCGTCATTTTCATCGTAGCGATCACCCCAACAAACTTTCTTGAAACCTTCCATTAAAGCATTTCCAATAATATTGGTGTTATTGAGATCTTTTTTCGATGTGTGATCTGTAGCAGCCTTCTGATGCTGAAGAAGCTTTAAACGTAGAGAATCATTATCCTTCGTCTTCTTACGGTTACCTGGGTAGCTTTTCCCAGTGTTCCTCCTAATTATCATCTTCTTAGGCTTATTAGCCTCAGTCTGGGAACTGGTGCGTTTGACGCGAGTTCCTTTCATGCCACCGGGCTTTACAACTTTCTTACCAAACTTCAAAGCTGCCTCTTGTCTCATAACATCTTTGTCTTTGAACTTACCTTCATTAAGTTTTTCATTAACCTTAGACTCAAGCATCGTCATCAGAACTCTATCTTTCTTGTGTTTTGAAACAATTGCTTGAGCACGCTGGCTGTTCTCTCTCATGGATTCACATATTCCAGGGAAAGCTCCTTTAGTAGAAGGATCGGATACTAAATCAAAAGTGATAAGTTTAAAATCTTCGTTGACGATCTTACCTTCTGCACCTTCGGAAACACTACCTACACCCCGGCTAGAGATACCAATCTTCACACCATCGTTGATTAATGACTGTACAATCTTCCCATTAGGAGTTGAAAGGATCTCACACTCACCAATAACATCACCACTCTTATCAACTGAAAGGCCCGTTATAAGGTGGGAAGCTTGAGATAAATGAATAGCGTCATTAGCAGGGTGGTCAAGAGCACCTACTAAGGACCTGTCCCCAATCTTCTCTTGAATCTTCTTAACCTGACCCTCTAAGATCTTTCTGGGGTAGATCCTTCCGTTATTGTTTTGCTCGTCACACTTCTGGAATCTGCCTCTAAGCTTAGTCTTAGTCTTACCACCAGCGGTGTTTTCATTGATAACTTGAAGGTTATCTAAAAGAGTGTATTCTACTAGTAGCATAGTGTTCCTTATTTTTGTTTACGGGACCAGTACTTCTTGCCTTTGAATTTAGCAGTTTTTTGTTTACCGTGTCGAAGCATTGTTCTCACGGCATACTTCTTCACTTTTGTAAAGTCGGCTCCTGAAGAGAACCCTTTAGCACTTCTCCCTGCAATAATTTGTTCATCGTCTTTACCCCACTTTTGTTTGGTAATGACATATAATCGATCAGCATCTTTCGTTGAAAAAATCTGACCAACATAACCGTTCTTAAGAGCGTGGGTAATTGAATCATAGACTCGGACTCTAGACTTAGAGGCTTTACCCTTTTCAACGCCCCCCTTACCCTTTAGCATTTTAGACCGACCTTCCGTGGACCCACGGGCCATCTCTTGTAGAATACTTATTATGTTCATCCTTTTTTCCTACGCTTTGAATTTGGTGGTCTTACCATCTTCATTTTCTTCTGAACCCCAGGTGCGATCATGCCCGAGAATGTCTGCTCTTTCAGAAGCTCACGAGCTTCAATGATCAGTGACTTCAATCTCTCCACAAGGGA